CCACCTGATGGTTACACGGCAAGAGCGGGTGATATTTGGAAAAATACACGGACTCGTATGGTTCTTTTAGCACTTGGAGGCGCTTCACGGCGCAGGCGTCCAACAACGGGACTCCACTTTGTTCACCTTTATAGCCATGGTGAACGGCCATCATTATGGGGGTGTCACTCAAAAACTATGGTTGATTTTGGGGCACCCATTGAAAGATGTTTGGAAGGCTTCGACCGCGAGTCGTGGATATACTGCGGAAGCATCTTTGACCGCCTGCCATACGATAGCATTTAAGGGGGCAAACATGACGCCAGCAAACGACAATGAAAATCACCGTGGCACCATCGGCTCGGTTTTGCTGATGGTTGCCGCTAACTTCTTATTCTTGTTTCTGGCGGTGTTTTTGCTCGTAAAAATGTTGCATTTCTGATTGCACTATGCCAATCTTGGCAAACATAAATCATCACACAAACTGAGGTCTAGCGATGAAAGTAATCACGGTTAAAGATAATGATGAATGGCGCGCAATCCGCAAAAAATATGTTGGCGGCAGTGAGATTGCCGGGCTGTTTGGGCTGTCACCATATGTCACGCGGTTTGGCTTATGGAACATCAAGGCTGGAAACGTGCCGGAAGCAGAGCCGGATGATAACCGCATTCAAGCCGGTAATTTCATGGAGCCAGCAATTGCCGCCTGGGCGTCAAAACGCTGGGAAACTGACTTGCGGAAGTTCCACGGCTATTGCCCGCATGAGACTGTTGCAGGTATGGGCTGCACCCCTGATTATATCAACGCAGATGCAACGCTGTCGGTGCAGATTAAGAATGTTGACGGCCTGGAGTTCTACAAGCTTCCCCAGTGGGAAGCTGAAGGTGATGTTCTGACGCAAGCCCCCATGCACATACTTTTGCAGTGCCAGCATGAATTAGCCTGCACCGGCATTAAGCATGGCTGGCTGGTTGTCTGCGTCGGCGGCAACAGGCTGCTGCGGATGGAAATTGAACCGCGACCGGCCACTATAGCCAAACTTGAAACGGAGGTCATAGCGTTTTGGGAATCAATCAAGGCAGGTGCAGAGCCGAAGCCAGATTTTCAGTATGACGCTGACACAATCGCGGCGCTGAATAGCGAGGTCTGCGCCGGAAAGTTGCTTGACTTGTCCACCAATAACCGAGCCCATGAGGTTGCGGCCAACTGGATTGCAGGAAAAGCGGCAGAGAAAGCTGGCGCGGCATTGGTTGATGAATCCAAAGCCGAGCTTATCCAGCTTTTTGGTGACGCTGAAATCATCACGATTGGGGACATTCTCATCAAATCATTAGTAGTGAAGGGAAGCCCAGGGAAGAAAATCACAGCCGGAATGGTCGGCATGATGATCGGTGAGCGCAAAGGCTACCGAGAATTTACAATTCGCACAAAAGGGAGAGTAAAGCCATGTCAAGCGAAGTCATTGAAGCGCAATCGCGCAATGTAAGCCCGGTGAATGAGGTCAGGGCGCTGCTGGAGCGGCTTAAGCCACAGATGGCAATGGCGCTGCCCAAACACCTCACACCTGAACGCCTAGTCCGCGTGACCATGACGGCTGTGCAGGCGAATCCCAAGCTACTGGAGTGTGACCGAAACAGCTTTTTTGCGGCGGTTATGTCCTGCGCGGCGCTTGGGCTTGAGCCAGACGGTGTGCTTGGGCAGGCGTATCTTGTGCCGTTTGCGGGCAAGGTGCAGTTCATTCCGGGATACAAAGGGCTTATCTCACTGGCGCGCAATTCCGGTGAGGTCTTGAGCATTGAAGCGCATGAAGTGCGCGAGCGTGACCACTTCGACTATGAATTTGGGTTGAACCAAAAACTAGAACACCGTCCAGCGCGTGGTGATCGCGGCGAGATTATTTACTTCTACGCAATCGCCCGTTTCAAAGATGGGGGCTATCATTGGGACGTTATGACCATTGAGGAGGTTCAGGCTATCCGCGACAATTCCAGCGGTTACAAGTCGGCTGTGGCGTCATCAAAGAAATACAACAAGCCTATCAATTCGCCATGGGAAAATCACTTTGTCGAAATGGGCAAGAAAACCGCAATTCGCAGGATTGCAAAATACCTGCCTATGAGTGTGCAGAAAGCTGCGGCGCTGGCCGACTCATACGATGCCGGACGCCATGCCACGGTTGACGCATTCGGTGACTTGCAGATTTCTGAGACCAAGCCGGAGCAAATCGAAAGCAAACCGGCTGAGACCGTGAACCCAGAAACCGGAGAGGTCACGGCAGAGCCAGCCAAAACGGAAGAAACCGCCAAGCCAGCGCGAGACCAGCTTGCGGCATTTGAAAACCTTTAATCCGTGCAACCAGTAAGGAAAACCAAACATGACTACATTGAGCAAATCAACCCAGACGGCACTGGCTCGGCAAGTGCAAAAAGCACAGGACAGGCAGAAAGCACTGACGGCGCAGCTTGAAGCGGTCAACAAAGAAATTGCCACGCTTCAATCTTTGCTTGGCTGACGTTTAATAAAAACTGCATAAAACACAATGAAACCGGCCTTGAAAATAGGTCGGTTTTTTTGTTGACATTGTTTGCCGGATTTGGCAATATCCGCACACACAAGCAAACGACTCACCAATCGTCTGAGGTTACCATGTGGAACATTTTTCTATATGTTAGGGATGGCAAACCCTGCCATTTCTATAACGCCAAGCTGCTGGCTTACGGCCTGTCTGTGACGCGCTATAGCCGCCGCTGGTGGGAATGATGATAGTCGTGCTTATCATTGTCGGGCTTTACGCCGCTATCTTGTTGGCGCTGCTTTTTGCGATGGCCGCACAATCTTTGCGTCACCGCATAAACGGAATCCACGCCGAGCGCCGCGCATTAGAATTGGCGTGGATTGCTGAAAGGCATAGCAAGCCATGAGGCCGGTTCTAAAAGCTGCCGCATTAACACTGCTGGCTGCAACACTGTCAGGATGCATGGGTATCGTCTGCCCGCCTGACGCAATAAGCGCAACATGCTGGGGATGGAAGTCATGACGAGTAAACGATTGCAGTCCATTATGCTTGGAGATGAATTTGAATGGGACAAATGGCGTGAAGCTATACCATTTATTCAATTCAAACCTGATTGGAAGGTTAAGCCGGTTCCTCCATTTGGGGGAGCGGTAGTACGTTTCCATGTCGGTCATGTGATCCACAAAAAAGTATGGGTAAGTGTTTATCTTGATTGTTATGAAATCTTAGGCAGTTTTCCTACACCACATTGGGAGATTTACCCTAATGAAAACAAAGACAATGAACGTTTTGACATGAATGATGTTGATGGCCTTTTGGAAGGCATTAACAAATCTATAGCAAGCCAAATCAAAGAGGATTCAAAATGACCATAGGACACAATAGCGGCTCAACCACGCAAGGACTGCTACGGCAGACATTGGCTAAGATCGAGCGCATGAATGAGGAAATAAGGGCGCTACAAGCCGACCGCGCAGAGTTTTACAAAGAGGCGAAGGGTAACGGGTTTGACCCCAAGGTTATACGCGCAATAATCCGCGAGCGCGCAATGTCTGCCGAAGCATTGGCCGAGCAGCAGGAATTGATGGAAACATACCGCGCCGCGCTGGGTGATTTTGTTAGCACGGAACTTGGGAAAGCTGGGGTGCCGAAATGAGTGATAAACTAATCCCCTTCGACCTTGAAGCCGCGAAGGCTGGCGCACCAGTCATCACGCGAGACGGTAGCTCAGCGCGGATTGTGTGCTGGGATGGTGAGGCCGCTTCAGGAGGAAAAGTGTTTCCGATAGTTGCCTTGATTGGTGAAGGTGCCGGCCAAATGGCAGGGCTTTTTGATGTTTCTGGAGTTTGTATAAACAATTATGATGGCCTTAATTTATTAATGGCTCCGAAGCGCATCAAGAAATGGCGGGTGATTTTCCGCTATGGCGAAGGCGCATCACATAAGGATTTTGAAAGCCCTCATGAAGCAATGCGGTTTTGTGACCACCAGAAAAATAACGGCTCAATATCACCCTTTAAAATTGAGGTTTCAGAATGACCACATTCAACAGCCTACCCCTCACCGAGCAGCTTAAGGCGCTAGAGCCAGGGGATGAACTGCACCTTCGCGGCGGTGGGTGGCTGCCGTTTTTGAAATACAAAGGACAGATGAATATCTACACTGCACATTATGTCTGGTATCTAGAGGATGCTGAGACTGACATCATCCGCGTCATTCGCCCGTCAGCGCGCAAGGTGCCGGAAGTGGCAGCAAACATTCGCAGACTTATGGAAAAACTTGATGAAACAAATCAGATGGATATTGGTAAACGAACAGCCATTTTAGGGGCAGCTATATTGGAAATTGCAGACCACTTAGAGAGCGAGGCAAAGCCATGACCAAGCCGACGATTGAGAACGCCACAGGCGCTTTGAATGAATTGTTCAGCGACGTGGATATGAACAAGCACAGAGATGCTTATGAGACTGTCCGCGCAGTGCTGGAAACCAACACGCTACCGTTCGATGAGATACCGGAGGGGTGGGAACTGGGGTTTATATCGCACGGAAAATTCGGTGACGGAGCGACATTTTCAGCGCAAATCCGGCGCATCGTTTCGCATACCATCCGCTACGCCTACGGCAGAACCCCAGCCGAAGCCCTGCGCGCTGCGATTGCGAAGGTGACGCCATGAGTCAGCCTAAGTTTTATGTGCATGTTTATGCCCCCAAGCCTGACGCCTTTGGGATTAGAAGGTATCCATGTCCGACATGTGAAAAAGGCCGATTTATGTTTTGGAAGCACACGCCATATTACGGGTTTGATGTGACTTGTTTGTGGTGTGGAGAAGAATGGCAGGACAATGAGATTTGCGCTCGTCCGTTTGCGCCACGCTGGAGACAAAAAAATATTGAACGTGCGAAACAGTCATATAGGCGGCTGATGCGCCAGTGTGGAGAGAGAGCAACGCCATGACTGAGATCACGCATCAGCAGTTGGTGGAATGGTTGGACAAGTATCGCGCCGGACGTAGAGAGTTTGGCGACGATGACATGTTCCAAGCAATCCGTGCCGCCTTGACGGAGAAGGCTGTGATTGACGAAGGCGAGCTGTGGTCATTCCTGCGTCATGTTCTAGTGCAAGGCGAGGCTATCTGGCAGGACAACAAAGACAAATGCTACGAGGAATATTCCGCGCATTTGGACTACGCCGCCAGAGTGAGGATGCAGCAGCTTGTGAAAATGATTTCAGGTAACAGGGGGAATGTGTGATGCCGGTAAAAAATTACACCATCAGCTTTACCAAGAAAGAACTCGACGCGCTTTCCATCGTTGTCAGTGAAGGCATAGAGGCCATCGTTACCGACCACCAAGCCACCAAAGGTTATCTAGGCGGCAAGCGTGGCGCTGATGCGGCAGTTCGAGCAAGCGATAAAATATCTTCCGCCATATCAGCGGCGAAGGACGGTGCGGGATGACGAAGATAACCCCAAAAGAATTGTCAGAAGATGGACACTGCCTTGGTCTAAGCCGGAAAGAATTGCTTCATAAAATAGCTGTGCTTGAACAGGGCATGTTGATGTGGATTCAGGCTGCGACAAATATCACCAAACAGCGCGACGAATTGCTGGCTGCGCTTGTTAAGGCGTTGCCTGCCATTGAAGAAATAAGGCTTGTTGACCTTGGCGCGTTGAGAGACGCGGAAAATCTCGGAATTACGAGCAAGATTAATCGCGCTAGACGTGAGCTAGCCGAGAGAGTTGAAATAATAAACACAATTAACGCAGCCATCGCAGTGGCACAAACCACCAGCAACAACGAGGAAACGGGGGAGTGATTTAGAGACCCGCGCAAGCGGTAGCGGCGGCGGCGTGTTCTAGGCACGGCGCGAGATCGGAACAGCCTGCCACCGATAGGCGGGCGCAAACTGACTGGCCGGCAGGTAATCCTGCCCGCTGCGAATACTTTAGACGCTGGGTTTAACATGGGAGGGGAAGAATGACAGCAAGTTATGAGTTTGAGAAGGCGATGCAAGAAACGATAAATAATCAAGACGCCCTAATCAAGCAGATGGGTGAGGCGTTGAACACGGCACACCACGCCATTCATTTCAAGCGTGCAGTTAGCAACACCGAATACACTAAAATCGCAACAGCAAACGAGTGCTACAGAGCATGGAAAGCAGGCCAGCCATGACCACCGAGATCAGCGCCGAGGCGAGAAATCTGGCGGCGAGGGTTATCAACCTTCTGCCTGGGTCAATGAGTGATAGAGATAGGGCGCAGGCGCTTTGCCAAAACGCCCTCACCGCCGCCCGCAACAGTGCGCTTGAGGACGCGGCGGTTATTGCGGAAAACACAGCAGGCTGTTGCGCTTCTGAAATCCGAGCAATGAAGGTGCAGCCATGAAATACATAATTGCCGCCCTATTTGGAATTGTCAATTTTGGTATTGTGGCATATACGGCCTCGCGTGAAGATATTCGCGGAGACATAATTAGGCTGGCTATTGGAGACAGGCCAGTTATAGCCAACGTGACAGTTCGCGGCGGTGAATTGGGTTATGGGTTTTCTGCCCAACACATAAAAGGACTTATTGGCTACAACATAAGAAGTATCGGCGCTCTTGAGATCATGGGAAATGACTACGCCGAATCCACTAACTCCTATGTTTTGAAGTTTGATGAATACTGGAGCAGGCCGGAAGATAGAACTTTTATTTCAGATTACGCGGCTCTCTGTCCGAACAAGCCAAAACAAGATCGTAAATATTGCCGTGATATTTTTTTCGGCGTCAAAAAAATACTTCCTGCTCCTATGCCGCTGCCGAGTTCTGAATATTCTTATGAGGCATCAGATACGTCTGTAGCTTTCGATCTTTTGAACGATCCAAAGAAAGCGGATAATGCCCCATGACCAAAGCCGCCGATGATTTTGAGTGCATAAAAACGGCTCTTGAAACTTTGGATAATATTTATCCTGTGCAGCGCGGCGAGCCGGACGCTGTTGCCGCCTTCCGCCGCCTGTTCACGCCCCGCCCGTTGCGCGAGTTGTTCGATCAAGGTTTTCGCTTTTGCTGGGCATGGCATCCAGTAGCCGCGAAAGTGCCGCTATACTATGATATGAGGTCAAATCTGGCTGATGATTTTAAGCACGGCGTCTGGGCTGAAATGATGGCCGTCCCCATTCTAAGGCCGGAAGATATGGGGATTAAACCTTACAATTAAGGGTTTGATAATACTTATTTGATAGAAAAAGCGGGCAACAAACGCAACGTCTAACAAATGGAGATTATCATGGCGAAACATAAAGAACATTTTGCGGTCGGTTTTGGCAGCCTGTGCATTTGGTCAATTCTGGTCGGGCTTTCTATCGGGGCTTATGTCACGGTCTCAGAGCAAATTTCATTTGTTAATATTGATAACAAAAGTTATGCGCCCAATAAAGTTGCTTCCCGCCAGAATACCCAAGCTGGTATATATATGGACGAAAGCGGGGTGCAGAAATGATTATCATTCGGCAAACCTTGGCAGCTACGGCTATCACTGCCACAATCCTGATGATGCTTTGCGGCTTGGCTCATGCCAGCCATAGCGCAGTTGATGAAATGCTACTGGACAAGGGGTGCGTCAAAGTGGCCGTGTCAGATGATTACCCAGCAGGGCAATGGGAATGCCCAGCAGAGCGCAGGGATGGCTATGACAGGCTGCCGCCAGTGGTGCCGGAAGCCCCGCCGAGTGACTTAGCTGGTATCTATGTGGACGCCAGTGGTCTTGAAGCGCCGGAGCCAGTGACCAGAAACAAAGCGCCGACGCGGGACATGCTTTCTGCGGCAATTGAGGTAGCTTGCCGCAAGGTCGGTAAATCAGGCAACACGTCACTATGCGGCGAGGTGAATACTACCGTGGACGAGATCAGCGCGGCGGCGCGGGAGATGAAATGGGGCGGGTCTTAACGGAAGGCTTCAGGGTGGCGCAGGCGGTGCAGTTCGGACAAACTGTCCGCCGATCCATCACTTTGGATTAAGCCGCTAACTATCTTGGCGGTTCGGATTGCTTCCATTTCAGCCACAAGCTGCGCTGTGCGCGCCCTGTCACGTTCGGCCTGCGCTGCCCGCCTGCCTGCAAACCATCGCGCCACAGCCCGCCATAGAGCGCTGGCGCTTATGGTCACTTTGACCCTCATGGGGTTTCAGATTCAACCGGAGCCAGGGCGTCAGCAGGTGGCGGAGCGTCATCAGTCTGCAACGCCTTTTCGTCGGCTGCCAAGGCGGCATGAAGTGATTCCAATTCCTCGGCGGTCGGGTCACGGTTTTCGTCCCGCAGCTTTTTCAAAACGGCAGTGAATTTCTGGGTCGTTTCCAAGATGTCCGCCCCAGCAGCTATAAGCTTGGGCAGGGCTTCGATGAAAATAATTACGGCTGAAAGTATTGCGGCGATGTTCATGGTTTCACCCCTAGCGTTGCTTGCACTTTGTCAAAAGCGGTCACGGCATTGGTGGCAGCTAGAACGGCGGATTCCATGGCCGACTTGCCGAATACCGGGTTGCGAACCGTGGACTCCGCAGCGTCCAGGGCAGCCCGCGCCGCAAGCTGGGACAGGCGCAGCTTTTCCACAACAACCTTGTCACTGCACAGCTTTGGAACTGCGCCGCCGCAGCGTGGCAGGCTTTCGTAGGATAGGGCGACTTTGAGCGCAACGCCATACTGCCCCTCAGCCAGAAAAACCGCTTGTTGCGGCGTTTTGGGCGCTGGCGGAGTCACGGTTTTGATGGTTTCGCAGGCAGTCAGCGATAGTGACATGGCCGCCATTAGCACAATGCTTGTCCCTGTGCCGCCACCCTTCAGCACGCCGAGTGACTTGATGGGCTGTTCAGCGCGAATGCGCCCCCAGATAACCAACAGACCGCTGATGACCTGGCCGACAGCGAGCAGCAAATCGGTGATCTGCCCTTGAATCTCCGCCGGCAAATGCACCTTGAATGCGCCGAGTAGCGTAACGATCATTCCAGCAATGGCCGACATGATCGTGGTGCTTCGATACCATTCCTTTCCGTCCATGACTTTCTCCTATTTCACATTGTTGTAGAATTTATGGGTGCCGATTACTGCAATGGGTTCCAAGCCCTCTGCCCAATTCGGGGTAGCTATGCGACCGTCAAAATAGTGCAGGCTGCCCTTGGTCGGGTCAGCTTCACGCCCGGTTATGACAGCCAGCGCGGCAGCAAGGCATTCCTTATAGCCGGCTTGCGGCCACATGGTGCGAATTTCCTTGTATTCAATCATCTTATAATTCGGGTCGTTCGGGTTCCAGCAAGAGAATTGAAACGGAGCGCGGCAGGCTGCAACCAGTGAGCCATTGCCGAATAGCGGGTGCCGCTCTTTATCCGTTTGAACCTTGAGCCACGCCACAGCCGCAGCGGCGCGGTTCTTAACCACCCATGCCACGGCAATCTTTCCCTTATAGTTTTCGCCTCGCGCTTCCCCGAAAATGGTGCGCGCCAGGGTGTCAACATCCGAATAAGTGGCTGCGTCTGCCATAGTCACCGTTTTTTTTTCATGCTGGATATTTTTTGCTCGACGTAGGGTAGCAGCACATGAATCGCCCAAACAAACAGGAAAGCGATTGAACTTGAAACCGCAATGATGTTGGCGATGGTCGGATGTATAAAGGCCATTCCGTCCCAAATTGTCCCAGCATTCTCTATTACAAAAGGCGCGAAAGACACACCGGAAAGCATTGAAACGCCAAACTTGATAGATAGTTTTTGCAAAAGCCTTGACCCGCTATCAACCGGAAAACAAGCGATGCTGAAAAACGCTCCCATAGTGGAGCCGACAAGACAGGCGGAAACCATTCGCCAGTCGTCATAAAACTGGCCGCTGGGCATGGCGCTTGTTACGGCTGGAATTGCTGCGGAAGTCGCTGCTACCATCATGACCATTTTTGCAGATGCTATGTCCACAGCTTCACCAATATGCTCTAGATGGGCTGAAGGAATAGTAACACCCTGTGATGATTGGTGCAATTTCAGAATCTTTGCAATCATGGGTTTAGTCTCCAGCAGGGCTAGATAGCTTTACAAGTCAGATTGATTTTCGCGCCAGCAGCAAAAGCCGCAGCTACGTTGGTCAATGGGTCAATGTTGGTGATGGTGGTCGTTGATGTGCTGGTCACGGTGGAGCGGATTCTTGTGTTCGTGGTGTCATTCTCACCACTGCATAGATACCCCTTGCCGTTTGGCGATGCGCGACCGAAGGATAAGACGCCATTATTCGCCGTGCCGCCAGTGCCGATAGTCAACTCAAAACCGTTGGTATTAGCGCCGCTTGATAATGATGGGCTTGTGCCAAAACCGCTGGAGATAGTGACGCCCGCGCCTTCAACGTCAACGAAACCGCCAAAGCTGTTCACAATCACAGCCGGATTGCCGTCAGCACGGATTATGCCCTTATAAAGAACCTTTTTGCTGCCCTGCACGGTCTTAAGGTCAGTCGTCGCGCCGTTATTGAACCCAGGGCCGACTGATATTGTTCCGTTGCAGTCAGGCTGGAAAGCGATGCTTGCGCCGCTGGTGTATAGACCATCGAACGTGCCACCCTGGCAGAATCCATCAGGCATACTGTCAACACGGTAAGTCCCGCTTGGCTGTGCGGCAGTGACGCCGGGCAGCAGCGTTGCCGCTCCGCCTTCGGCTGAATTACTGCTGATGATTCTGCCAATGCCGAATGGAACAGCCTCAGTGATAAAGTTTTGGAATATCGGAAACACCGAGCGGCCTACATAACCATACTGAATTCCAGTAGCGCCGGTCTTGCCCTGGACAGATACATTCGAGATGCGGCGAACTGTCCACGCTTTAGACCCATGATCTTCAATTGCGGCCAGCGTGCCGTTTGTCGCCCCGTCTGCGTAAGCGTATCCTTCGATGATGTAATTATCATTCCAGAAAGTAGAAGTTGGACTGGAGCCATAATAGATATTTGCATTGAAACTGGTCAGATACCCAATCCCGGCATTTTTTGAGGCAAAGCCAGAGGAATTAATTATCCGGCTGTTGATGCTGGATTCTGCGGCTATGCCGTAGCGATTATTTTTTGTGTGTCCATATGCCCAAGTCCAGCCGATTCCGTTAGTCAGCCTGACGCCCGCGCCGTTTGTCGGGCCTTCCACGGTGCAGCCAAAAGCAAGACGATTGCCGTCGCCCCATCCTGACGTGTCGCCGCCCGCGCCGTTGGTCTTGGGGTATGACACAATACCATTTTGCATCGTCGCGTTAGAGTCGGTCGTATTTCCGGTCGTCATGAATTTAATAGTGGAGCCAACATCACATAGGATATTCCCGCTAAACGCTTTTCCACTGGCATTGGTCAGCACTAGCGGGCACGAACTCCGATAAATCCCCGCCGGAAAGTAAATCGTTTTCGTCGGGTTGGCGTCAAAAGCGGCCTGCAAAGCCGTGCAATTGTCCGTGCTGTCATCCCCCTTGGCGTTATAAGGTGCAGACGTGACATCCACTTCCATGTTGATTGGCACATTGGCGCTGGCTGGCCAGGCCAGCACCAAAGCCACCGCCAGAAACGCAGCGATGCGATTCTTCATGCCGACCCCCATTTACTTGCCGGAGCAAAAGAAGTCATACCCAGCGGAAGCCGCTGCGGTCGTCAACGTCAACGCAGCCGTGCTGGTGGTATAGACCGGCGGCGTTCCGCTGCGCGCTGTGACGATACAGGTCGGAGCATTGGCCTTGGTGGTTGCGAAGGTAATGGTGCAAGCCGTCGCCCCCGTCCCCGTAGTCACGGTGCCGCGCAGATCGCTGCCACCCGTCGCCAACGCAGGGCCGGTGCCGCACGCACTCAGCGCAGGCGCGGACATACTGCCAGCGATAGCGTCCCCGATGGACAGCCAGTTATTCGTGGCTGCCGCCGGCGTGGTAATGGCGCTGCTCGTGCCAATCAGGATGTTGCTGCCACCGGTGGTTAGCGTGGTGCTTCCAACGCCACGACCAAGGCACAGGTTGTTGGTGCCGGTCGAGACCACGCCGCAAGCAAGAGTGCCGACTGCGGTGTTGTCGTTCGCGGTCGAAGCTTTAAGCGCCTGATACCCTATGGCCGTGTTGTTCTGTGCGCTGTTCATGACCAACAGAGCTTGATAGCCCATTGCCACATGATTGAAGCCCGTCGTCAGCGCATTGCCAGCCTGATAGCCAAATGCGGCGTTTTGTGGCCCAGTGGCCGCCGCATTACCTGAAAAGCCGAAATAGGTGCTGGTGCCGCCCGCCACGTTTTTCGGCACTAAGACGCCACCACCCAGCTTATAGGTTGACCATGAATCTACTTCTTGAAACACAGAGCGTTTCAACTGCTTTGAAACATCCGAGCGTGACAGCATGATTCGCGAGAGCAGGTCGGAAATCGTAGCGTTTCCCTTCGCTGATTGGTGGACGAAGGTGTCCGAATAGAGGCTGTAAGGTGCCGCTTGATACTTCGTGTAGTTGCTCTCGTAGAGGTTGAAGACATCGGCCACCGGAATTCCAAACGTGGCCGCCTGCGTGCGCATGATGGCGTTGTAGGTTTCTTGGAAGACGTAGGACTGACCAGAGCCTGGATTTTTCGGCGGTGGCGTCATGGCAATTGCGTCGCCATTCCAGCCTTGAATAGCCGTGAGTAGCGTTCCCAGATTGGTTTGGTATGTGCTGGTCGGAACCGCGAGCGTGGCGTCATTCGCGGCATAGTCAAAAATGACCAAGCCCGGCGCAATCGCCGTCATGACATTCAAATATGACCACGGATTCGTGGTGTTAACCGCTGCGGCTGAAACCGACCCGCCGACGCCAGCATTGATTAGCGTAGCAGCAGCCCCACTGGAATTAGTCGCAACCACGCCGATAATGTCAACTCGACCACCGGCAGACCACTTGAGGTTATAGGTCGTATTGGAGCCTTGACCGCCGCTGTAAACGTATGTGCCAATTGCTGCGGTGCCAGCAGTATTGATTGTCTGCAATCCGACACCATTGTTATCAATGGTGAAGCTTCCCGCGCCCGGCTGAATAACATAATACACAATAGCGCCGTCCACAGCGATGTCAGGAGTGAATGCCAGCGCGTTAGTGTTGGTCGTGGAGAACCACGTCCCGCCGCCCATGGTGAGGAAAGTGTTATCACATCCCCAAGAACTGCCCTTGACGATGCGAACATCAGCAATGTCACGGCGAACGCCGCCATTGCCATCATCGCCGCAGCCGACCCAGGCATTATCATTTACCATCAAGCCCTGGTGCGTCAGGCCATTTCGCAATTGGTTGCTGATGGAGGTTAGCCGAGTGCCGCCAGACACGCTATCAATCAGACTGTCACCGATCATGGCGACGGTCAGACCGGCTGTGCCAGATTTGAAGCCGTTCAAAGCCGCCGACCAGCGCGCATGTTGCGTGCTGTCGCGCAGTAGGTTCGCGGTGCCCTGCGTGGCGTTGCCGGCTGCGTTTCCGCCTGCCGTCATGGGAACCGTGGATTGTCCAGAAACCGCCGTGCCATTGGCCGCGTAATACGCAATCTGGCCGCTGGTGCCGCTATTAACGGTGCCGGAGCCGCCACCTGATACCGTCTTATAAGTCTGGTCGTCAGCTAGGAATTTTGTTCCGCCGCCAGTCGCCCCCGTGCCAAGACGAGCCGTGGCAACCGTGCCACTGGTCAAGTCGTCGGCACTGCCGGAGCTTGCAATTGCTACCAAGCCCAGGTTGGACTTTGCCGTCACCGCGTTAGTGCCGCCCGTTCCGCCCTCCGCCACTGCCAGAGGGGTGGCAATATCAATAGCATTGGCCGTCAGCGTGCCGGGCAGCGTAAGTCCACTGGCGTTAAACGTGCCGACATTGGCAGCAGAAACCGCAACATTGACCGTATTTGCGCCGCCGTATAGGCCGGTCGTCAACTGCCCGCCAAAAGTCAAGCTGGGCAGCAGCGCCGTGCCTTGCGGCACGTTCACGAATCGTTGCTCCGTGCCATCGAAAAGCATCGTATCAGCGATGCTCATATTCCCGGTAAGGGCGACTTCCCCACCTACACGGTAAGCACGGAGGTCATATCCGTTGTGGAACGCGGTGCCGTCGCTGTCTGATACGTTGTCAAGCGAGAAGTGATTCGTGCAGCCGTAGGTGATCAGATCGAAATTATTGTAGCTGCCCCCAAGGTCAGCGCAAATACCGCCGGTGCCGTTCGTCAGATGAATTGAACCCTTCACACTGCCGAACTTGCCATGGAATTTCAGGGTTGTGGCATCAGGATAAGCGGCGGCATTCGTGCTGCTGCCGATCAAATTACCAATCATCACGCCTTCAGCAGCTCCGGGCACGGAGATGCCAACCATGTTCGGGGTGGTACCGCCCTGCAACCAGCCGAAAGACAAATTGGCAACGCTGATGCGGCTGCCATCCAGACTGATACATGGGTTAGCGCCCGAGCCACCAAGATAACCGCACCCCAGCATGTAGAGCGTGCCGACCTGCACGTTGCCGCCGGTGATTTGCATACGACCGAGGTCGTTATACAGATTGCCAATGCGCGTGGCGCCAGCAGCGATATTGATGTTCAAAGGGCCAGGATAGACGTGCAGTGATTCAATGTATCCGTTGCCGCCGTAGCCGTTGCCGCCAGCTTCCTGTGAATACCCCCAGTCGGTGCTGCCAATAGAATTGTAAATCAACACATGGCCAATTTGCTGGTCATGGCCACCACGATTGCGCCAGCCTTTGCCGGTGTAGTTCCGAATAAAGAGGTTGTTGACGTAATCTTCTTCTCGACTCATTGGGTCGGTCGCAGAGTAGGCGAAGGTAAGCATTGCCTCACCTTCATATCCGTCAGAACAATTCAGGACTTCCACGGAATCAATGTATTTAGCATTGCCGTGTAGCTGCAGGCACTTGCCGGGGCTGGATTGCGCAAAGCTGGCTCCGTCAATTCGCAAATTACGCAGGCCATAGAAGGCTTGCGTAAGCGGGTTGCTGCCATAATTGGTGTTCGCCTGCCCAGCAAGAGAATCATAATTCTTCGATTTAATGACCGTGCCTGTCATGCCTGGACGAGCGATAATCGCGCTAGACCTGATGGATTGACCAGCGAGCATCACTCGACTTTGCGGTTGCAAGCTTGCGCTAACTGAACACGTGCCATTCGGTAATACCAGCGTTCCGCCTTTTTTGCTGGCTGCCGTGATTAGGTCATTCAATCCGGCAGTGTCATCATTGCCGTAAATAACCATGTATTGCTTTGCTGCCGTGCGGATAGCATTGGCGCTGCCGCCAGTCAGGGTAACGCTGTTGCCGCTGCCGCCTGCAACCGTGCCGCTGGCCGTGACGATTCCTGCCCCGCCATTGCTAGGCAAAGCCGTGTTGTCATAGCTAACCACATAAGCCTGCCTGCCTATGTGTGAGGCATTGTAAGCATAAGCACTGGTGCTGGTGAAGGTCGCACTGCCGCTCGTGCTGGAAATGTCGTAAACCTCCACGGTGTCACACTTGATTGGCGAACCGCTTGCGCTTTTCCAGTCACGAACCTCATACTCGTCAGTGAATTTTTCACCGAAGGTGCGGTTCATAGGCGTGGCGGGGCCGAAGGCGCTGTCCGTCAGGCTGGCTTTATAGTATGTGTCACGAGCGTCGCCGCTTACAACCAGGGATTCGATGGGCGCTAATTCAAGATTAGCGCGTGCTCCGAGCGCCGTGGTCGAGCCAGTCCCGCCCTGATTAAGGCCAAGAGTCCCAGCCATGTTGCTGAATCCAGGACGAGCGCAGGTGCCGCCGCCAGTAGGATTGATGCCCTTAATCCACGAATTAGAATCACACGTTGCGCCAAAGTTTGCGGTCAGGCCGTAGGTTTTGCCTGCACGAGTTGCTGGAACAACGTCACCCGTCTGAATATTAGGGCTGCCGGTCGTGGGAACGGGAAGATTGCTGATTTTGACCTGTTCGGCAGCCGTCGCCGCGCCGAAAGTCACAAGGCAGAGGTTAAGTGCGAGCAGGACAAGCTTTTTCATATTTCAAACCCTCTTAGGTGTATTGTCCGCCGTTAATTGCCGAGCCAGCAGCATTGCCAGGGAAGTAGTTGGCATTCCCGCCGCTGTTGGTATTGATTACGCCGTTCAAGTCGGCGCGGTAACGAATGCCTGTTGACGTGCCGGAGAATGTCACGCCGGATTCTTTCAGGCTTGCTGCGTTGGCAACCAAGACGAAAGAACCTGTAAAAGCCGGATTGCTCAAAATTGTAACAGTGATGGTATTCGCTGTTTCGATAAATGCGCCGTAATCAGCAAGCATGTGATAGACCGCGCCGCCGTTGATGCGGTAATTGCTCAACAAGCCAATATAAGACCCAGAGCCATAGGCGTAAGCATGGATTCCGCCAGCAGCCACGGCATTAAATTGGCAGTTTCCATCCATGAAAATCTTGCCGCCGCGCCCGGCAGTTAGGCAGAAACCACTGGTCGTGGTCTGCATACCGAAGCCCTTAACGTAGAGGATTGCGCCGTTTACCGCTCCAAAGCAGTCCGCTGCGGTCGGGGTGACAAGGCAGTTATTCGGCGTCGTGGTATTACCGACGAATTTAATCGAGCCGCTCAAGTTTGGGATTGTTGCAGTGCAGCCCGCCGCATAAGAACCGTCAGCCACGTTCACCGTGGCCGTGAATCCGCGCATGTCATAGGTGTTAGCGATGGTGTCATAGGCGTATTGCAGCGTAAGCCACGCCCCGCCTGCGTTGTTTACCAAGCCAGTGTTGGCATTGTTGCCATCAGCGCGAACGTAAAAATTAGTGTTCGCTGTCAGAACCTTGCGTGATGCAGATGGGTCAACAACAGCCCAGCTTGTCACAACTGTTGGTAAATCAGTGTTCGAGTTTATCAGGGATTGATAAACTTTGTACCCGCCGCCGTCGTCATAGCGAACGCGGTCATTTTTGGAATAGGCATAAGGTGAGCCGCCATTGTCAGCCGTCGTGATAAATGGCGGGGTGCCGTGCTGCTGGTATTGCTGAATAGCCGTGGTAATGTCGAGCAAGATTTGATTGGTCTTGTTACGCGGCATGTCTTTAGCGTTGGGGTCAAGTGCTGGGTCAGCCTCATAATCCGCGCCAAATCCTTGGGAATATGACACGGAACCATCAGGCTGCACCGCATTCGGCACTGCCGCAACATCGCCAGCCGCCGCGAATGGATAAAGAAAATATTTATAGGGCATGGCGGTTAGGCTCCAAAGGTTCCGCGTGTGAAGTTAACATGGGGCGACCCAAAACCGAAATATTTTTTCGGAGTCTCAACATAGGTTGATTTAACCCCAGCCGGACGCGGCATAACGTCAAGATTATCCAGCATGAAGCGCATGAACTGATTTAGGTTGAACGTGAAAACATAAACCTGCGTCATGTCTCCGCCGTCAAGTAGATAAACCCGTCCATAGTTCTTGAAAACAAAAGCCATAAAGCGGTTTATTTCTGGCACAGCGCCGCAGGTCACAAGCTGGAAATATCGAAGCTGTAAAGCGATACGCTTAATGTCTGTCGGCAGGTCAATCGTTGTTCCGGTATTGGTGCCGAAATTCCCGCGTGTGAAGTTTGCATGGTATGAACCAAAACCGAATGCGAACTTAGTCGAAGATGGTTCAATGTTCTTATATAACGGCAATTCAAGTATCTGTGACCATACAGATAGGCCAAAATCATCAGCCGTTCGCATATCAAAAATATTCGTAACAAAATCTTGCCAGAATTTATTATGATTTTTGTCATACCAGTTTTGCTTTGACTGTAGCAATGCTTGCAGTTTTTCGGCGTCATTGTATTGCCAGAGTATAGACTCCAGCAGATTCATTGAGAAATCGAAATCCTGTATAGTCGTCATGCGAGAATTACCGTGATGTAGCTGTCCTGGGTGCGTGCCACCTGATTAAGCGCAATGACTAACTGGCTGTTGGTATAGGCGACCACGCTGGTCGGACTCAATTCCACGTTTTGCACATAAATTGCAGGAAACTGCTTATTGATAGCGCCCGCGATTTCAAACGGAGAAACATCCTGCCCGACGGTAAAACCACTTTCACCGTCAATAAGCCCGTTTGCATAATCCAAAATGGCTTGCTTAACATCAGGTGCGGTTCCGTTCTTGATTGTGACACGGAAAAGCACTCCAATTTCAAGGGGGCGGTCAAATTTCACGGCATAGGTCTGGCCGGATGATGCCTCGACTAAACTGACTGTCGTTCCGCCGTTCCAGCCAGCGCCGCTGCTTTTGTTTTCCAGCAGTGCTGCGGCAACATCGAGATTCGCCCCGCCATCTACGCAAGCGTAAACGGAATTGCGTATCATCGATATTCCGTCGTTTGAACCTAAAATGACCGCAGCAGCAGGCGCATAGGCATGACGCGCCCAAGCCCCGGCAGCGGCAACCCAAACGCCATTTTGTGAGCCTGTGGACTGATTCTTGACCAGGATAATCTGCCCTGCCGTCAGCGGTGCAGCCCAATCGCCACCGGCCTGCGTCCCCAATCCGGACAGCGTGATGTTGCCAGTCGTGCCAAATGCCGCCACCGGCCAAGGGTTAGGTGACGGGATTGCCTGTGTGCTGCCTGCGAAGGCTATGGCCGTAGTGCCGACAGTAATCTCTCCGGTCGTGGTCATGCCCCAGGTGCCGCCTGCAAGCGTTGTGCCGCCCGTGACGGAAATAAGCATCCCCATAGGCTGCCCGTTAAAATTCTCGCGGAATGACAGGCTGGTTACGCCCTCGACCTCGTAAAGCGCCGATGTTATTGCCTCGGTAAGGGATAACCCCTGAAAAGATAAAGTATTACGCCGGAAAGCCCGCGCCTCTTTGTCTGATTGCGTGTTTGCCCCAAGGATTCCGGCTGTAGGATTAACCACCGTCTCCCAGCCTAGAACGTCAGTGACAATAACAGTTAGCGCCCCTACACCGCAGGCAATCGGGCCATATTCTACAGAGCGAAATTCAACTGTCCCATTGCCGCCAGTGTCCAGCGTAGCGGGTGCGGTCGTCTCGAAAACATCCCCGGCAATCGTTTTAGCTTGTGACCCAGGGGGAATAAGTGCGCCAGGAACACCGGCCACAATGACCGATTTGACAACCGTTCTGGTTGCCGGAGTGCGCTGGATTCCCGTCAAAGCCATAATGGCGTCAAGCAGAACGCCCCCGGCTTCATTGGGGTTGATTTGGTTGGCAACGGCTGCATTGTTGCGAATTACCGCATCACGCGCCAAAGCTTCAGCCGTGATTAGGACGCCTTGCGGTGTGTCTGGCGTAACCACCAGATCATCCCCGAATGCGGCCTTCCATTCGGCCTGCACCTGCTCAAGGATGACCGAAGTATCAGCCAGAATAACGCCGGTCGGCTTCAAGTATTGATAGGGCGAAATTTCAACCATTAGCCGTTACCTCGCCATATATCGTGTTGATTTCACAAACGTAACTTAGTTTGTTGTTTTGCACCGAAGTCACCAAGCTTTTCAAGCCAGTGACACCAGGGACAGCCATTAGGGCGCTTCTAAGATACCGTTCAAAAATAGGAATGTTTGGCACACCGACCCAAACGACTTGGAAATTTGGAATGCCCAGCAGTGTAGCCAGAACCATTTCACCAAGCTGTGCTTTGGACGCGCTGGCGCAAGCAAATTTCACGGCCTCGGCGTTGGCGGCAATGGACAAGTTTCCATCGGTGCCAATAAAAATGTCATTTCTGTCCGTCACTGCAAGCGTTTGCGTCATGGGTTGCTCCAGCCAGCGCCGCCAGTATAGAGAGAGAACCCTTCCGGCGCGTCGGTCACATATACCATAAACCCACCTACAGGCGAAGGGATTGAGTTTCGCTGCGTCCTGGTCATGCGCGGGACTTTGAAAGCCTTGGTCGTGCTTTGCACGTCAAGCACGGCATTTGCATTTTGAGCATATGCAGGCTGGTCGGTTATGCAGGCGCGATTATCCGCCAGCGATAGGCGTATGGTGCCGGATAGGGATTGCAGCACCACATTTTCAGCGTCCGACGCGGAAACGGTGAAGCCATTTAGCGCGGCAGGGAAGAATATGGCGTCCTCAAATGAATGCGTCCTGGCTGTGTTTGGCGAAGTTTGACCCCACACTTGCTTAAACAATGATATGTCCCGGTCATTGGCTTTGATAAACCCCAAGTCACCCGGAGCAATCGGAAAATTGAGCATGAAGCCACCGCCGCCGATTTGGTAAACCGGCACGGATAGAACAGGGGAACGCTTGACGGTCTTGCCGTCGGTAGTCACCACATTTATTAGCGGCTGCACCTGGGCGACGTTCTTAGTCCGGTCATAGGCAATGATACGAGCCGGAAGCATGTCTTGGTGCCGTTGCCCATATTTCCGCAGCACAACATTAAGCAGGCCGACCAAGCTATCATCATCAGTCGGGTTTCTGGATGGTGGTGCCGGAGCATCTTCAATTGCCATTTATGAACCCCAAAGCGTAATTTGCAGGCCGCAGGAACATATGCCAATAGAATGGCGTGTCCCGGCTGGCAACCTCATAGGACAGCTTGAAAACAATGTAATCCCCGTTTGCCGCTGGGTTTATCTCACTTTTGATATTTACCAAGTCACCGACCCTTAGCTCGTTGGTTATCAGCATTTTCACGGTGACGCCGGTTTCATTTACTGACGGAATGCCAATCATTCCCGTCAGTGAGTTTACTTCTATAGCCTTGGTCGTGCGCGCCTTGTTGCTCTTGGTGACCACCAGGGTTGAACCGTCCTGATACGCCCACACCCCGCCGAGTTCATTGATTTTTTTAATCATGAACGCGAGTGCGCCAGTGTATGAAAAATTGCCTATCGTCCTGTCCCCGGCCTGATAGTCCAGAGTCAGGCCGTTCGCCTTTGCGACCTGCTGGCAAATTTTTTCCAAACTGGAATATGGCGGAGCGGTCAGAGTGCCGATGTTGCCGAGCAAAAAGCTACTGGCGAACGATTTGAATATCAGGCCAACATCAGGGGGCTGCGTTGGATTACATGCCTGCGCTTGCCCCTCAAACAGCGCAAACGTGCCATAGCTTTTGCGCCCCACGGATAGACTGATGTTGACATACTTGCGCGGGACTACCCAAGGCGATGTTTTGGTAACAAGTAAATCCCTAGTATTTTTGTCAATGTTGTCCAGGCGAAGAACACACTCGCCTAGCGTCCCGTTTGTGAATTTTGTCCCATAGGCCGCTATATAATAGCTTTGGTCATATTCGATGGTCTGCCCGTCGAACGTGACTTTCAGCTTCATAAGCCTATCGTCAAAAGCCTGTGTCATACCGTTTTATACCCTAGCGGCTTGAAACGTTGCGGTAGAGCGGCTATGGGATCGAAGAATGTTTCATTAACGGGCGCGGCCACCGGCTGCCTTAGCGCCTCCAGTTCAGCCACAGAAAAGTAGATCAAGAATTGCCTGACGCCAAACCCGCTATAGTGCGGCAACTCGAAATTGTTCGTCACCATCATAAAGTTGCCGTCCTCTTGGTATTTAGACGGAATGACTGGCGAACCGGCCACCATGCGGATGCCTTCGATGATGGTGACATTGTTGCGCTTGATGCCGACGGCCATTATGCCGCGAGCCTCATTTATGGAAATGTCATAAAACGCGCCACCGAGAGCAATAGAAAATTGCTGGTTCGGTATGGCTTGGATAGGGACAACTTGTGGCATTATCTCACCCCCGCCCTGATAGACTGCTCACTGTTTTGCGGGCTGTTATTGTCAATTGAATAATTGTCTGGAAGCTGCTCTCCGTTTCTTTGCGTGTCACTCATAACCTCATCACGCGGCGCGTAATTATTCTGGTCTTTGACCAGTAAAACCTGTTTAAGCTGAATATTCACGGTTATGGCGTCGTGCATGTCCGCCCGCTCCTCGTGCGGCATTTGCACAATGACCATATCGCGGTAAGTGTCAGCGCGCATTTGCACGGCCAGCAATTCTGATTTTTGGAAAAGCGTTTTTATTTCTTGGTAAACGTCACGATAAAACCGGCCAGGGATAATAAGCGGCAGTGATATTTCAATGGGCAAAATAACCTTGTAGTCACTGATTGACTGACCACCCTCTAGCGGGTGCTCCATGATGCGGGCAACTTCACGAGCATCAGCGCGCATGGGTGATGCGTCAACAAAGACTTGGCGAAACTTACTGTCGAACACCGCAACTTGGTCAATCATTTTTCCACCCCGTCATCATGATTGACCATAGCGCCGCGCAGCATGTCCTTTAGCTGGTCGGAAAAAGAGCGGGCAATCTCATCGGAGTCAGTGGCCTGCGTTTGTATGGTGACGTTGCCGACGTTCACAGTCCGATTATCCGTAATATGTGTGCTAGCAGAATTGAGCGGCGAGGCGTCAGCCTGTGCTATGTCTGACTTGGCCTTGGACAGCATGTTAGCATCGGTTTCAGCAAACATGCTGCCGCCCGGCGCAGCGCCTTGTTTTTTGAGGCTGGGCTTCGCCTTTTCCTTGCCGCCCTCCACACCATCCGGTGATATGAGAATGCCAGCAGGCGTGTCTATAGGCGCTCCAGGCGCGGCAGGCGGAGCCGGTGCATCGCCGCCGCCTGCTCTTTTCTTCCCGTCCTTCAGCGGCAGGATAAAATCAAAAAGTTCCCTCATGTTGTTGCCGAGGTAAGTCGGCAGAACCGTCAGGAATTTCACAATCTCGGTAAAAAATTTTAATATCTTGGTCATGGTGGGTAGAACTGCGTCACCCATGGCCGTGGTTGCACCCTTGACGGCATTAACGGCGTCTGAATATGAGGATTCAAATTCACGCGCAATCTGCGTGGATTCCTTGCTTACCGTGTTTAGCTCGGCCTGTTTACGCAACAACTCTGTCAGAGCCGCAGAGCCGTCCTTCATTATCAGAACAACTTCAGGCGGTATTCCAAGCTTGGCACCAAGCGCCAGTGCGTCTGACGTGGACATTTTTTGCATCACGTCTGCAAGCTTCATTAAATCATCAGTTATGTTGGCAATTTTGTCTCCCTGTCCCATTTCCTGAAGCTGTGCAGCGTATTGTGTAATCCACTGAATAAACGTCCCAGCCGACCCGCCAGCGTGAACCACAGCGGCGTCCCATTTTGCTAATTCCTCGGCGGAAAGCCCGGTCAGCCGGTTCATTTTCTCAAGCTCGGCATTGTATTTTGCCGCGCCGAGAATGCCGTCCTTGAGTGCGTCAAACGTGAAATATGACGCCGCAGCGCCAATAGCAGCAGTCGTCAGATTGAGGAATGATTCCGCAAGTTTTGATGCGGATTTATCTGATTCATTTAGCTTGTCTTGAAATTGGTCGGTCGTCTTTTTTGCCGACTCAATATCTTTCTGCACGTCCTTGGCGTTAGACTTGAACGTAATAAAAAAGCTGTCGAATAAACTCATAGTCCGCGCCCCTGTCTCTCAGCCTTTGCGGCCAGATAAGCATTATAACGCGGGACTATAATCGCTTCCCAAATAAAAAAGGCGTCCTCTAAGGTGTAAATCGTCCTCAGTTCATGGAGGGTGGCTTTACCGTCAGCGACGATGGACGCAATGAATCCGTCACAGTTTGGGTAATCAATTGCGTTGCCCTGTCCGCTATAATTTTTAAGAAAGTCGAGGCTTCGCCTTGTAAAAAAAAACTGGTGTTATACCTCATCATTTCCAGTTCAATTTTAGCCAGAGTTTCCCAATCCGGCACATGATTATCAATCAATGCCCGCGTGACCAGCTTCATGGTTTTTCCGTCAATATCCACACCGACGTATGCCATCAGCTTGAACATGGTTTCTTCGTTGACGGAATATTCACCCAGCTTGGGGACGGCGCTCAAGGGATACTTGGCGATAATCTCGCGTCCGGCGACGGCGGGGAATTTGGAAAGAATATAGGTTCTTTCCCTTCCGTCTTGTCCGGCAACAGTAAACGGCTTGGGTTGCAACAGCGGTGATACTTGGTCAGCCATGATTATAACCCGATTTTATCCGCAAACATGAAAGCGTAAGAGCGGGTCTTGATACGGTTTTCACCTCCGGCGATGCTCTTGCCCGGCATGAAGTCAGTCGGCTTACCGCGCATCAGTGTGGTGTAGGTAAAATCTGGATAGACCACCGTCATAGTGATAATGTCCTGCGCGCTGGATTTGTATTGCGCCACGCGGTTTGCGTCGAACAGGATTTGAAGATTCAGGTCGTCAAAGCTGCCCGGAACGACATTAAGCACGGCGGGAATCGGAACCGCCTTGCTCCAGGTAATCAGATTGCCATTCAACCCCATAGCGGCGTCACCAATCTTGATTGAAGCCATGTCCAGCGGGTCGCTGTTGTCCGCAAACTGGTTGATAAGCAGCCCTGCTGGGAATGTCCTGCTGGCTATGATATTGACCTGTAGGCCAAAACCGGAAATGTCAGTCATGTTTTGCTACCCCTGATTAGATCAAAATATCCGCGCCCTCGACCTTCCGAATTACGTCGTCCTTGGAATAAACCAGGGTGTAAACGGCTTTGTATTTGGTGACGCCGGTTTCGACGTAGGTTAGGAAAACAACATCCAGCCAGTAACCGGAAGTCTGCACCTGATACCATGCCGACTCATTGCCGGTCGCACTGGTGATGAAAAGCTTTTGCGCTGGCGTGAATGGCTTGCCAACAGAGATAGTGCCATTAAACAGCGCAGCTTCGGCCACGTCATTGAGCGTGGCTAGAATTTGCGAGCGGCCTTGCGTGTTGGCTGAGACGCGGGACAACGCCAGCAGCAGGGTCATAATACGGGCGCTGGCTGCGTCCTTCAGCCACTGCTCGTTGCCGTAAGTGTTTTGGTCAACCGGGTCTGTCGGGATGCCAGTCAGATTGCCGCGCTGGTAAAAGCTGATTAGCTGTCCGGCACTTTGCGTCTGCCCGTAATAGTTGACGCGCAGATCATCATAGATGTCCGCGTCCGCGTCAGTCGTGACCTTGGGGGTCAAGCTGAAGATTTGGAACATGTAATTTTGAACAGCGTTGCGCCGGTTATAGTCGGTCGCCGCCAGAATCATCATGGGGATTTGCTCGTCCCATTCATTCGGGTATGTCGTGCGGTCAACCAAGGTCAAGGCAGCGCCAGAAAGGTCAACAATGGCCGTGCTGATAGCCGAAGCCGTGGCAGCAGTCACCGGAACCATATACTGGAACATGACATTCTGCGTATCATTCCAGGTAGCAGCCTCAGTCACCTGGGCGGTGTTGAAAGCGGGGATAAACAGGAAAGAACCAAAATTGTTACTGGCGTTTGCGGATTCCGTCAGGCATTCCGTGATGGTTTCGGCGTTTGCTCCGTCAGCCAAGATAGCACCAGTCAGCCATCCCAATAGACCAGCAACGTCAACAACAGTGCCAGCGGTGACAGCAATTTTATCGTCTCCGGTCACACCGCTTACGAAGTTAAAGCTGCGCCGAGTGTTGTCATAGGTGACGGTTGCGCCCGTCCAAGCCGTGCCGCCTGCAATGTATGCGCGAATAGCGGTTTGAATGGCTGTAGCGACGCCAGCAAGGCTTCCTGCTGCGCTTAGATTGATTCCGGTAAGATGCTGCGTAAACCCGCCTAGGGTCAGAGTAATGTCACCAGTGGTGACTGTGGTGAAGCTGCCGAGGGCATAGGTCGCCACTCGGCCAAAAATCTTTGCAGCACTGTCAGCCTGCGTCCAACGCGCAAAGCCGATTTTAGGTGCCTTGGTAATACTCTTGCTAATCCACCCGAAATAAAACGCGGCGCGTTTATATTCCTCTGACGTAGTGCCGAAATAGGTGCCAACTTCGTCCGCGTTATCAAATTCAACAACGGAATGCGGCGGAACCAATGGGTTGACGGTGAAAATGCGCCCGATCAATTCGCGCTGTGCAACCGCAGCGGCAGCGCCAACCCCTGAAACGATGTCCACGTAGCGCGTCAGCTTGATTGCCATTTTCAGAAACTCCTAAACGCGGATGATTTGTGTTTCGATTGTCTCAACAACCGGCGCAGTCGAGACTATAACTTGTTTGTGGGTTAAAATAAAATCAAAAGATGGTGACGCCTCAAAGCGGTCTCGGTCATTCAAAAAATATGGGTTTCGTATTTGTCCGACGCGCAAAATCCCCACGTCGTTATCACGCATGGCGGTCATGAAAGCGTTGCCCTGTATGGCTGCAGTCGCATAGTTCAAAATGTCCGAAGCTGTCAGACTTTCAAGGTTTGCCGGGTCTTGCACCGCCAATGCACTAAGCTGAAAATGCGTGGCATATTGCTGCATTTCCTCATGCCCCATAGACCCCATGTCACCGCCGTCTGTGCCAATTGGTTGCCCGTCTTCGGTGATGATGGTATCCAGGTCTTCAGTCGCCAAGTCAGCCCAAGCCCACCGGCTGCGCCGACGCACGGAACCAACCCGTTCGTCAAACAGCTTGTAAAGGTAGATTGTCGGGACGGAATTGACGCCCTGCTGGGTCGGCTGGTATGCCTGCTTTATGGGGATACTGCCATAAAGCGGGTTAAGCTGCCCAATGCCATCGGTCATTATGTCCTGGTCTAACTCAGTGGCGATATTTAGCCCATCCTCGGTGGCAATAACTGCAACCCCGAATGCGTTAAGCTGCGCGCCGAGGTTTGTAATAATCAGCCTTATCAGTGCGTTATCCAACATTAGGCAACCTCAACGCAAAGGGACTCGTTCCATCCGTCTAGGCCGTGCCAAGCTGTATCTGAAAGCACTTGATAGGTTTTCCCGCTCCAAGTCACTTGGTCGCCTGTGCGGTCTCGGCCAACATCTAGGATGTTAAACGGCGCATAAACCTTGACATACCGCTTTTGAAAATCAAGGCCATATTGCTGGTATAGGTTTTGCGGCACTGGCTGGATGCTGCCGGTGATGGTGACAGGCGCGTCAAAGACCGCCACATCATAGCCGATGGCATTCGTTGCTCGACTTTGGAAGGCCGACCATTGGAACGTCTGGCGGCCTATGACCTTTAGCGCCTGATTAAGTAAGTTGCTGCCGGGGACGGTCATGCGTCCTCCACGGTGTTCGTGATGGAATTAAGCAGAATGCCGGTATGAACCAGCGGCTTGTCAATTGAGCCTATAGTCTTTCTGTCAGCCATTTGCCGCAACCGCGCCCTGACAGTGGACTTACGGAGAGGCGGCGAGGTTATACTTGTGATGGTCTTAGCCACGTCTCCAGCAGCCTTTGCCCCTACCGCGCCCAGAACGGCTTCAATCGTCGCCTTGCCGCGCAGGATAGCTTTTGCGCCTTCACCCAGCAGGCGCAGCCATTCATTGCGCTGGGCGGCAATTGTGGGTCGCATGAACGGCCTGGGCGGAATGTGTATCTTGTGCGGTTTCGTCTTTGGCAAGGCCGATGCACCTGGAGCATTTTTGGCAACAAAGATAGCCTGTCCGTCCGCGCCAATCTTGTAAGGTGTGCCGCCTGGATGGTTGATATTTGCGCCAAATTCATGGATTGCGGCAACAGCGGCGACTGACATTCCATTTTCATAAACTGATGATGCAAACCAGCCAGCCTTCGCAACCTTGCCGTCAATCTCTTTCAGGCGAGCATTGATTTCGTCAAAGCACTTTGGATTGCTGCGGGTGACTGTCGCCATGGCTTACCACCCATAACCGGCGTTGCCCCTCAAACCGGAGCGCGTGGCGCTGCCGCCGATATAGAACCCGCCCGCGCTGTGCATACTCAGCAGAGCATAAAGCTGCGCGCCGTATGGGGTCAGGGAAAGCCACCAAGCAAACTGGCTCTTAACCGGTGGAGGCGTCAAAGTCACGGTCACTTTGTCAATCGTCGCGCCCTGCATCAGCCCAGGCGTGTCGCCTGATGCAATCATGACCGAAATGGCGGCAAGGTGTGCTGTCATAAGCGTCAGTGCTGTATAACGCTGGGCGTCAACCAGCCAGCCATAATTCTGGTTAGCTATGTATGCTCCAGCGGTATCAAAATACCGTGCCAAAGCATCGTCAGGGAACGCCGTATCACTGGCGAAAGCCGGGTAGGATAACCTGAAGCCCGGAACGTCAAGCGTGAAATACGGCGTCCCCATGACCTTAAGCAGCCCCCTTGATGGCGGATTTCAGCTTTTGCACCCGCCCGCCTGGATTGTCTTTGTCTTCCTCGCCAGCTTTCGGGAAGTCTTCAGGCGTCAGCGGCGCGGAGTCGTCGCGCTGTTCCATGTCCGAAGCCTTGACCTCTGGGTCAACTTTCACCGTGTCCACAATGATGAAGCCGTTTTCTTTGTGGCGTTTGAACAGCGCATTTTCTTCAAGCAATGCAAGCTGTTCGCTGGTGATCTTTGTAACCACTCCACGCGGCGTGACCAAATGCTTGTCCGGCACATTAGCGCCGCCTGCAATGTCCACAAAGCTTTCCACCACGGGAATATCATTCGCGCTTTTGGAATACTGCACATAACGCACGTCGGTCGTCATGGTTGAGTAAACATAGTGTGATTCTGCCATTTCTGTCTCCTGAAAAACTAGAGGGGGAACCTGCTGGAACCCCCTCTATATAAACCCACCCGATGATAGAAGGGAAGCGTTAGCTGATGCCGCTGTAGCGAACGACTGCATAGGGACGCTTGCACATGACACCGGCAGTCGCGTTTGAATAATCTTCCTCATAGCCCTTGGCTTTCTTCGCCACGCCTACCAACTGGAACTTGGACGGCACAACCTGAATGAAGGTGCGACCATCGTCCGATGATGTGTCGGAAACGTTTTCGGCGTACAGATAGAACACCCCGACGCCACCATTTGCAGTGTTCAACTGCGGCGCAGAAACAACGCGGATATTCGGGTATGATTTGGTCATCCAGTCACGAACACTGAAGCCAAAATCGCTGGTCACGCTCAAGCGATCAACTGCATTAGTCGCAACCGCCAGGGTCATCGGCGTAGTTTCTGGGTCAATCGTATCCTTGCTGTTGTTCCGCAAGGCAGTGATGGCCGTGCGAATGTCAGCAGAGATTTCAAGGAAAGTTTTTTGTGACCAGAGAAGGCCGCCAACTCCGGTGGCGACGTTGACATAAGCAGGCAATCCTGGGTCGTTCAAGAAACCATACGTCCGACCATTACCAGAATTGTAACCAGAGAACCCAATCAGATTGCGCTGAATTTCAAGGGCTAGACCGGCAGACTCACGCTTGGATTCTGCGCTATTAACGCGAACCGCAGCGGCGCGGGCTTCCTCAAGATTGCCGACGCGCAAGCCTTCCTCAAAACGGACAACGGTGCGCCGCTCAAAAGACAGCCCCCAGCTTGCTTCGGGAATGTTGGTGTAGTCCCCATATGGGACGGACGTGCCGATGTTTTCCAGAACACCCTGCACGACTTCCTCATCGTGCCAGTTACCAGCGGTCGTGATGCCTACCAACAAATCAATCTTGCGGGCTGCGGTCATAACCTTGACAAAACCCGGTAGCCAGTTTTGCAGGAATTGAACAGGCGTAGCAACCGTGGCAGCCAATACAGGCTGCTGGAAAGCGTCCATACCAACGGCAGATTGAGCGCCTTGGCCTTCCATCATCTTGGCAACAGCGGCTTGATCGAGACCGATGCCCAAACGAGTAAGAGCAGGATAGCCGTCAACGCTTTTCATGGCGTATGGTCGAACAGCGCGGGCGCTGATATGCGAACGCTCTTTAGAAACTGTTGCTTGCTGGCTCATATTAAATACCTTTCCTGCGAGGTTACGCTGCCATTAAACCAATTCAACAACAGCAACGCCGGCGACGGTGGCCGCGTAATTGATAATCCGGCTATCCGCGATAAGCGCAAAGCCAGCCGGAGCGACAGAACGTGCGGTCTTGGTTTCGCTGGAGACTGTGCGTGACGTGTCAACGTTGTAAGTGCCGTTGCCGCCCGTGCCAGTGCCGAGGGAAATAACCGTAGTTGGGCCAGCGCTGGTATTAAATACAGAGCCGACGCCAAGATTCATGCCGGTGGCAACCGCCGTGACAGTCACAACAGTTGTAGCCTGTGAGTAGGTGACGTTGCCGACCGGGTTGACAGTGCCGAGAGCGCCGGTCGTGGTGTTGTAGGTTAGCTGGTCACCAATAGCGCAAGCGCCTGGCACGGCCACAATGACGTGACCCATGCTGATAAGCTCGGCCAGAGTGTTGTTGGGCAAAGCCAGGGTGGCGGAGAGAGTGCCGGTAGCTCCGCCCTGAGAGGCGTAAACCTTGGGGTTAGCCAGCAAACCGGCAAAAACACCAGTCCCACCAGCAGCAGCGACAGCAGCCGCAGAGCCATCAGCAGGGTTTGACGTTACCGCCGTAAAAGCGCGACCAACCACGTTATAAGTTGGGTCAGCACTAACAAGATTCCACGGAGCAGAGCGAACGGGGGAGTCGTCGAACAACTCGCCAACAACACCAAAGCCCAAGTTGATGTTTAGGGTGCTTTGAAACGGCATGTTATGAACTCCTCTTTACGCGATGATTATGCGGCGCTGTTGATATAGGCGCTGATTTCGTCCTCGGCGGTCTTGACCGACTTGGCGTCAACCGCGTGGCCGTAACCAGTGCTTACCGCTTCCGGCGTCCGATTGTGTAGATAGCCTTGCAGCGCGGCAATTTCCTGCCCCTTGGCGCATTTCAGGCCAAATTTCTCGACACCATAAGCGGCAACTTCCGCAAGCGTTTTGTCCGCGTGGTCAAACGCGCCAACAAAGCTGCTGATTTGACGGGCGAGTGCATCACGCTGGGCGATTTCACCGAGAACAGTTTTTAGGCCATCTTTCTTCAAAGCCTCAATTTGGGATTGAAGTCCGGCGATTTGCACCGCTGCATCCATGCCGCTGCCCTCCTCTTTCTTTTCGTCTTTCTTGTCCTCATCAGCAGCCGTTGCGGCGCTGGCATTCATATTCGCAAGGTGGTCTTGCATGGCCTTGACCTGGGGAATGATTTCCTTAAGCAGCGCGACGGCTTCATTGAGCGTCATTTCGGCTTTTTCAGCGCCTTCGACTTTTTCCTCGGTCTTGGTTTCTTCAGCCATAATGTCCCTCGCGTCAAAAGTGAATTGCATACTGTCAAGAACAGCAACTTCCGGCCCCATTCGACCTTCAGGGACTAAAGCAACATGATTGCCCCTGATTTTTCTCTGCACAACATCATAAGGCATTCCATTAAAATTACCAGAGGCAATTTCATACAGGCAGCGGTAGCCCATACTTAGCTCCTTAGTGCCGCTTGCAATGATTTGGTCAAGGCTGTTAGAGAACCATTTTATATTCGCGTAAAGCGTGTCGCCCTCGAAAAACACTTCTTCGCCAGTTACACCATGAACGCCTTTTTCTTCGGCTGGCATGTATCCGGTTTGCTCCGGGCCGAGCATGGCATGGCCAACAACCCAAGGTATCAGCTTGAAGGATTCGATGCACTCTGGGTCACTCAATTCTTCCGGTGGGCGCAGGACGCTATACATTTTATCAGGCTCAAGCCCCATGCGGCCTGACGGGTCAATACTGCGGCCTAAATAGGGATAAACCCCAGCTTTTGACAAGGGATTCCGCTTAACCTCATACCAGCCATTTATATCGGTGATGCGCGCAGAGCCGCCGGCATCATCAGCAGCGAAACCGCTATAGGCCAATGCCGCAGCTTTTTCGTTGCTCAAACCAGAACGGATAAGCTCTGCCATCGCGGCGCTGATTTTTTCTGGCAATGCGGTTTGCTGCTGCATAATTACCACTCATCAAAGTTTAGAACAGGAATCATGCGACACCGGCAGTTGACCAACTGGCCAGGGATTCCCCGCTCGCCTGTCTTTGAGTCTATCACAGGCAAGTCAGAAAATGAATAGACCTTGCCTGACATAGCAATATGTTCTTTGCGAGGATGCTGTCCACCCGCACTGTGCAACCATTCAAATTGCTTCACGCCGAGCTTTTCAAGCCTGCCGCGATTGATGTTGTTGAAAGCCTTGCGCGTCTGGTCATTGGCGATTAGGCGCGCACGCTTAAGCGTGGCTCCGGCGTGGTCTTGCAAATACGGCACAAGGTCAGCCAGTCCGCGTCCGGTCGTGATGGAACGCATGACCGCGCCTTGAACCCCCGCCATGTATTGCGCTGGAATAGTCTTTATCAATGCTACGTTTTCCGCGACGGTGGCGGTGACGATTTCCTTTAATTCGCCGGACAGAATATCTGTTTTCAGCGTCAGGCCATTGGTCATTTGCTTTAGGCTAACTTTCAATGACGATTCGCTGGCTGCGGCGGCCTCATCCGTCATTTCTTCGGCCATTTCCTTAGCCACGTCACCAAATAGGCCGTTGAACCTTTCCGCCAGTTCATTGGTCAGGATGCGCGCCTGCGATGCAACGCTTGCGTCCATAGCGAAGTATTCCGATGCCGCCTCAGTGCTGTATAGCTTTGACAGTGCGTCCTGCACTTCCCGCGTCATGCGTATAATCAGCGCCCGCAGCTTGCCATCATATCGCGCCGCAACTGCCGCATTTGGATTCAGCGGTGAACCCTTGACCTTTTTTTCAGCCCGGATGCCTATCCATTTTTGCTTCCGGACGGTCATACACTTGGCTCTTTTTCCTGCTCGTTGTTTTGGGCCGGCATTTCCGGCACTTCGTCAGGTATGCCGTTATAACCAGAATGCTTATCCGCAATGATGCGCTGCCGTTCGTCGTGGCCATCAATCGCTCCGGTCGTGGCTAGGCTTGAGCCAACGCGGGCATTGATTTCGTTGATTTCGGCACGTTCTTTAGCCGACAGCGGCGCAACTGGTTCCCATTCCGCGACGGGTTGAACAGCAAGCCCAGGCAGGTCAGAACGCACAAGCAACAAATGGTGACGCTCAAGCAATGGCATGGCGTCATTTTCCTGTATGCTCTCAAGCGACTGGTTATAGCTGCTTTCCTCGTATTCTCCGGTTGCATTAAACCCTTTGGGGGATGTTTCAATAAGCCGCGTCGCCGGAACGCCAGCCACAGCGGCCACAAGCTGATATTGCGTCATGGTCACAGCATCAAAATCCGCAAGCGAGGTGTCGAACTGTTCGGCAGTTTCCTCAACCCCCAGCACCTTGATTCCGTAATTGTCCCGATACCGCGCCCATAGCTGCATCCGCTCGTCAAACGATGCCTGATTAGCCAGCGCGGCCTCCAAGTCGGCATGAATAACGGTCGTGCGCTTACTCAAGGCCAGTGCCGGAGCTTCATTGGCCGTGCGCTCGGCGGCATAAACGCGCTCGGCAATCATTTGGGTCAGCGGAATCCCGCCATAATAGTAGGTGGGTTTCAGCACGTCCGGGACTTCACCATTTCGGAAGATAATCAAGTGCGAGCGGTGAATCCGTTTGCCGTTTACCCGCCACCATGTTGGCTCGTAGAAATGCAGTGATGCTGGATTGATTGCCGCCTGATGGTCAAGCTCCGGCGTAACCCAGTATGGGTCTATAAGGGTTATTCCCTTATAGCTACCTGGCCTGATGCCATCGGGGTTGAACGGCAGCGCTAGGGCTGTGTCAGTCGCCTGCTGGCTTCCATAGTCCACAACCGGCAAAGCATGGCTTATGCCAAAGACGCGGCCTTTATTGAGGTGCTCCACCATTTTCTTTTTGACTTTGTATTTCCGGTCAAGCCTTTTGATTTTTTCCTTAATGGCTGCATCAACCTCAACCCCGTCATTGAAGGTTAGTTCATAGCCGTGCCGGATTGCATCACGCGCAGGCATAAGGCAGGCTTTGCGAACCAGCCAATTCTGCGATATAAGCGCGCACATTTGGTAGCCGATGAAGCCTTGAGACGCATACCAGCCGACCTGGGTATAAGGCAGAAAGCAGTCCGAATCCGACAGGGGCTTGATGGAATCCCCGGCGTCGTCCATAGCCGTGCCGTCAGGCGTTATACTTCTAAACTGTCCAGCCGGGCGCTGAAATGAACGCTGCAATATGTTGTTCAAACCATCCCGCGTGATAGTCAGCGGTGAGATTTCCAGGTCAGTTGAGAATAGGCCGGGACGATTCCTCGGTGCCTGAGTCACAACAGGTGGTTTTGGTTTGCGCCAGAACATTGCCGCCCCTCGCTAGGTAAAAAAGCCCTTGGCTGGGCGTATCGGGGTATAACACATAACGATACTGTCCGCCATATTCGGGCTGTGTGCGCCGTCTGGTTTCTTATCAACCATGGTTTTGCCGTTTGACGAATATTTGTGGACGGCCTGGGCAAGTTCCATAAGCGCCTGCTCAATAAGCGGTATGGTGCCGTCAAATGACACCATTTCCGCAATCGGAAAAACCTTGCCTTGCGTAACGGCTTGATGCGTCTTCCAAACGGCAGCGCGTAGCATAAACCACGCTTGAGCCTTAAGGTTTTCATAGAAGTCTCGGTTCATTGGGCTTTCTTTGTCATTCGGGACAACGCGGCCATTTGGGTTGACCAGATTGTCACCGGCATGACTGGCATTCCAGGGAAGCACCTTCATTTTGACCGGCCAAGACGGAAGGCGCTTCATGTTCTTGGTCTCGACCTTGAAGCCGACGCCCACGCCGATACAGTCATAGAACAGTTCATAAATGCCCAATTCAGTGCAGGCCGGTATAGCAATGTGCGCGGCGTCCCCTGCATCCCCACCCCAGTGGTTTGCATAGCGCAGAACACGGCCTATGCGGCCAGCCAGTGCATTCTTGTCGTTGCCTTCGTCAGCCAAATCCTGGCCAGCAACATTGTCTCCAGCAGTCCAATCGCCAAGGTGCGCCAGCTTGATATGGGCGTCCACGCATGACCGCAGCCATGTGGCTGGTATGATTACCCTGTCAATTGAGCCTGCATAGTCTCGGTCAACCTCTTGCGCGAAAACGTGCAGCATCCCCTCATCTTCAGCCTTAGCGCGTCGTGCGTCATACCATTCCTGCGTCTTTCCGGGATGGTGCCGCCAGTCAAAAACGAAAACCCGCGTCTTACCCTTGGTCGGCGGCTTGTCCGGTTCCCACAATTCACCAGCCATTCGCCTGCGATAGAACACGTTTGCAGTGCCATTCACGCTGGAAATATCAATTTGAACGTCGGTATTGTCCCCTAGCGCGGCCTCGATAAGCTCCGGGCGCTGGTAATGGGCCGCTTCGTCCTTAAAATACAGCATCGAGCGGCCACCGCGCCCGATGTTGTCCCCGCCTTCGCCCTTGATGATTGAACCGTTTTCAGGGTTGCGGATTTTCATAAACGTGGCGTGCTGGCGCTCTTTGTATCCCACAGGAATAAACAGCGCGGGCAGATTGCGAATGATGAAGCGGATTTTCTCGAACAGGGAATCCATGTCCCCTACGCGGTCAACTTTGGTTTGCAGCATTGAACCAAAGCCGATGCTTGAGCCTTTGACGTATATCCAGAGCCAAGTTGCTATCGCCACGCACAGCCAAGATGCGCCTATATCGCGGCTCTTTTCGACAAGACCGGATTCTTTATCCAGCAAACAGTCAATTATGAACTGAACAAACTCTTTCTGTTTTTTGAACAGCTTGAACGGAACTTTCTTCACGCCTTTGCGGCGCGGGTCATAGGTCACAACCCAATCTTCAATAAATGCTATGCAGGCTTCCGTCCATTGCGCGGAATCACGTTCACGCGGTTTATATCGGTTATAGATTGCCGCCCAGATTTCCTGATGCTCGGCCAGATACAGCAGCTTACCAAGCTTCGCCTTGCTGTCTGAAGCGTAATCAACCGGCCAGCTTAATTCTGAGAATTTCACGGCTCAAACGTGCGACCGGCTGTAATCAGGTCGTCAATCGCGGCCTGGATTTCTTCTTCGGAAGTTTCACCATGCGGTATGCCATTAAGCGGTTTTCCATCAGCGCCGGTCAATTCGCTGCGCTCAATATAGCCGCGATTCCTGCCCTTGGTTTTGAGGTAAAAAATAATCGGGGTCGTCTCACCCTGGTTGATTTTCTTAATCAACTGGCTCTCGGCTAAGTCAAGTCCGTTTTCGTGAGATTGCTTCACGGCCTCTTTCACGGCTTTGTCAAACTCCGGGTCAGCCTTGCGCCACTCATATGCAGTGGACACCGCAACAGTGGTCAAACTCACTTCACAACGGGCTTGGCGAACCGCAAAATAAAACGTCCGGCCAACACCTTCTTTAAGCAAATCAAGTATGTTTGCCTTAAGTTGCTCCATTTCCTCTGCTGAAATACTCACACCGCTAACCATTTTTTGAACCGTTTCAATTACATCAAGCTAAGATTAACAGATTTTTGCTTGGAATTATAGGACAGTTTGGAGCGTTGCGGTCGGACTTTCACCGCCCCTTTCTGACTGGACGTCAGACGTTCCGATTTCTGAACTTGCAACGCGCTTTGGATATGGTTTTGCCATGACCTGTATTTTATCTCTCATTTCTGCCGTTAGCGGCAACAGATATTTGTGTTTCCATAAAATCTTTGATTTCTGCATTCCCTTGATTGTGCCAAATAGCGCGTTAGCTGTGCGCTTGTGCATGATTTTCCCGTTGTGAATGACCTCGCGCTGGGCTTGACTAGCACCTGTATAAATCCAGCCCCCCCCCTGATAGATGCCGCCGTGGTGACCTTGCTCCGGGTCGGCATAGCTTATAATCAGCTTCAGGCCGGGATTGTCACGTTTGACCATTTTGACGGTTAAGGAAATGATACGTGTGACAGGTGTTTCATGCTTTCTCAGCGCCACCCGGACAAGCTCACAAATTTCTGTTTGTTCCAAGGCGTAGGGCTTGCCTAAGTTGTTGTTTGCGCCGCGCCCGAAGATTACCGCGCCGATATACTTTTCAGCTTCCCAAACGCCCATTTTAATAAGTTTTCCTGATGGCATACACCCGGAATAATGCCATTTTTCACAAGCATATTTTGCACCGTCAAAGGCAACGGGCGCGATTTTGAGATCAATCTTCAAATTCGGCCCCACATTCTGGGCAAATATGCTTTTTCTTTTCGTCAAGCCTTGGCGCTCCGTCTGGGTCAGGCGTGAAGTCAGGTTCGCGGAAACCATCAACCAGGGATTCAGGAACGCCCCATTCAACCAATTCTTCAATGTCATAATCTGCGGCGAGAATCTCAATGTCCCATTCCCCGAATTGTCCGTTATCAGATATGAGGGCTTCCCTAAATTCTTCTTGTGTCAATTCTCTGTTTGGTATCAATACCTTGACTTCCTTATAGCCCAATTCTGTCAAAGCTCGCAGTCGGACATGACCGCCGATAACCCCACCGTCCGGCTGGCAAATGATTCTTTGATGATAGCCCAAGCGCTCAATCCGGTTCTTGAGCCGGTCAAACGCCTCTTTGGTGATTTTGCGCGGGTTTCGCTCATACGGTTTCAGCGCGGAAAGCTTGACCGTCTTTTCAGTCCACTCGACGGCTGAATTTCCCTTTAATTCAATTGGCTTGCCCATTTTGTTTTACCTTCTCGTTTAGGTTTCTTTTCTATACCGTCTTAAATTTGGCCGCCTGAGCGGTTTGTATCGCTTTGGGCTATACCCCTAGCTTGATGGTCATAAAATCGCGCCCTGCGCCAAATTATCCCCCGCCGTTTTGATGTTATGTGCCGCCTCTTGCCCGCAATCCGTATGTTCAAAACCTGATGCCCCAGCCTCGACCCTGCGACGAGCGGTTTCTGTCACCCAAAATTCGAGGTCAAACGCGGCGGGGAAGTTCCTAGCCTGCTCGGCCATGCCCATGGCTTCGGCGCAGTAGCCTGCCCACTCGGCGGCCTGCCATTGCGGCTTTGGGGTTTCTTTCCAGCTTCGGGAGCGGGCGGCAGGTGCAGGTTGCTGGGCGGTCAGTGCTGGTGATGCTGTGGGGTTAATCTTAAACAGCCGGTTAAATTTGGTTTCTGCCGCCCGGATAGTTTCTAGGATTTCAGACGTTCCTGGATACCAACCGGGCTTGCCGCGCATTTCACGGCAGGCGGTGATAACCGCCCATTCTGAAACGCTGCCCAGGTCGCCAGCGATTTCAGCAATCGCAACGGAAAGAGCAGCAGCCCCCCGCGTGTCGTGCCGGTGGGTGGCTAGCCGGGTCAGGTGGGCGACAACGTGCCGACTGGTGGCTGGGCGTAGCACGGCTTCCCGCAGTCTGTCCGATGGTTCGCCAATTCGTTCATAGTTTTCCGTGTAGCCAATTAAATCATACTCTGAGGATATGATTTCACCGTCCTTGTCTCGAACGGATACCGTACCATAAACCGGCTCTTTGGTGATTTTGAAAACCCGCGCCATTGCCCGCTCAACCCTTTCAATGTCGCTGGGTTCAAGCGGTGTTAGGCGTGGTGACAGGGTGATTTCCTGCCTCGGTTCTGATGCCATGCTTGTGACCTGACCAGCCATAGTGCTTGCTAATTCGCTAATAGATTTCATTTGATTGCCTTTCAAGCTGGCTTATTGCCATGTTTGCCGCGTCTTGGAGTTCGTCACTGTAGGTTCGTTTTCGCTGCTGCTGTGCCGGTGGCGCTTGTGGGACGTTAGCATCCGTCCATCGATCATCATTCAGCCATCCCGCTGCGTTTTTGGCGTAGCCACGCGCCACAGCGTCGCTCAGGGCGTAGGACTCCGTAGCTGCCAAAATCTCTGCGACTGATGCGCGCTTGATAGCCTTGGCGTAGGCCGCCATAGCCTTGTCACGAGCGCCAGCCCTTTGCTTGGGGTATAGTTTCCAAAAGTTACCAAATCCCTCTGGCTCAGGTGTTTTTGGTTTTTGGATTTTATTATTTCTGACAAAGGGTGCTTTAGCACCCTCTTTACTTACCAGTGTGGGTGTAGGTGTAGGTGTGTCTGCAATTGCATCTGCTTTTGCAAGTGCTATTGCAGCATATCTTTTTAATGCTGCTTCGCGTCTTTTTCCAGATAAATCAATGCGCTTAGATAATTCCTCCTCCACTCTTACATGAACCCACCTATCCTCTACCAAAATGAAAAACCTGTTCAATACTGTCTGCACAGCGGCCTGCTCATCGGGTGCAAAGGCTCTGCAAACGCGATGCAAAACGGATGCAATTGCAGGTAATGACCGCTCAGTTGAATAGTAATGGTCAAGCAGTAGGGTGTAAGCCCCATGCTCAACCATGGTTAATTCTGATGTTTTTTTCGCATAATCCGCAACGTAACGCGGATACCAATGATTCTGATTTTTTGCCATAATCCAGCCTGCCAAGTCAGCGCCAAGGACGGAGCAAAGGTGAGGGGCAACGTGCCTTGGCACACGGGTTCGGCTGGCCTGCCTAGCCCCCTCACCAACTTATAATTTTTCAATATATAATTGCAAGAATATTGTCGGGATGATAGTGGCACATTTTGAAATCCGCAAACCTGTTTTTGGTATTGGGGTTTTAGCCGTCCTGCCGTATGCTTAGCGGTGACCCGATAGCCAACAGATATAATCATATCCAAATTGTAGTATTGGACTTCACGCTTTACGTTCCTGCCACCTTCTTCCCGAACTACCGTAAATTTTGCGGTAGTTGCATCCTCTTGTAATTCCTCGACTTTATATATGTTGGCGATATGCGTGCGGATCGTATCCTTGTCAGCATCAAATAGGCTGGAGATGCTGTTGACGCTGGCCCATAAAATTTGGGCATCAGAATCAAAACGAAAATCAATTTTATCGCCCTCATTATCAAAAGATATTAGGTCATAATCGCTCCTCCCACGAGATTCTTGTCTAGTTTTTTTATGATAAGTGGTAACTCACCGCCGGTGATAAACCAAAATTTGGCAGCTCCCTCTCAAACTGAGCCACTACCGTCGGGATTTGATGCGGCGAGTGCAGGAATTGACGCCTGTAACGATGGACGCCGGGCGGCGGTGGCTACTGCCAAGCATTCCTGCTTTTTGCTATCGGAAGTCGCCGCGCCCCCTCTGAGATTGCCCGAAGCTGAAAGGTAACATTATTTAAGGCAGGCGATTGAAATATTATTCAGCGCCAGCAGCGGCGCATCGTCGTTTATTCGCTGCTGTGCCATGCTGGCATATTCAGCGTTCAACTCTATCAGTGTTGCGTTGCGCCCCAAACGGCTGCAAACGAGTCCTGTCGTGCCAGCGCCACAGAATGGGTCTAGGACGATTCCCATCACTGGCGGCGCTCCTGCACGTATGCACGGCTCAATAAGTGCCGGCGGGAATGTGGCGAAGTGTGCGCCGGAAAAAGGCTGTGTTGGCACTGTCCACACGCTGCGCTTGTTGGCAGTAGCATAATTGGCTGTCAGCCCGCCGTGCGGGGTCAGCCCAGTGCCCTCCTTGTGGTATTTTCCGCCTTCACGATCACGGCTTCCCCAATTTCCTTTGGCCGACTCTTTGATTGCATCGTGGTCAAAATAGTAATTTGCCGATTTTGAAAGCAAGAAAATATACTCATGAGCTTTGGTGCAGCGATCCGTGACTGATTCAGGCATGGGATTCGGCTTGTGCCAGATAATGTCTTGTCTGAGATACCAACCATCTTCCTGCAATGCAAATGCAACTCGCCAAGGAATACCTATAAGGTCTTTCGGCTTAACGCCTGAAATTTTTGTGCGGTCAATGCCGCTGTATCCACCGTTCGCATCTTGCTTTCCCCCATCAAGAGAACTGCCACCGCCTCGCCCCCATGATGGGTTTGATGCGTATGTGTCCCCCAGATTGAGCCAAAGAGTTCCGTCATCGCGCAACACGCGCCGCACTTCGCGAAATACCAAGACCAATTCGGCAACGTATTCCTGCGGCGATTTCTCTTGGCCAATTTGTGATTCATTACCGTAATCACGCAAACCGAAATACGGCGGTGAGGTAACGCAGCAGTGAAAATACTTGTCTGGCAGAGTCTGCAAAACCTCGCGGCAATCTCCTGTCAGCACAGATACGGTCATTTCCGCTCTTTCCACCAAATCATCACCGCGCAAGCCGTGACCAGCAGCATCATGGCGGCCATCAGGAATATTGCGCCGTCGTTGTTAGTCATGACGCCACTCTTGCTGTGATTCTGCATCCATTTTCAAAAGCTCGATAAATCTCTTGATGAACCAACCATTCCGCCTCACTTTCCGTGAGTTTGAATTTTCGGTCATCGTGTGGGTGCCGCTCACGGATAAGCGCAACCAGGGATTTTGTGGGTTCCTCGTTCATTTCCATCCCCTTAGTTCGTCATCATGCTTTGCTGGAGAAGTCCACCGCTCATCCTCGCAATAACCGCTCAGTAAATGGTTTTTCAGTCCGGTATAATCGAAGTCCTTTTCACCGCAGAAAGGGCATGGAATAAAACTGCTTTTGCCGCAGCAGCAAGTCCCCGCTGGTCTAAAGCATTTAGTACAATATCCACTAATTACATTCACGGCTGCATACCCTTCCGCTTGCGCTTGTAATCGAGCCGAAACACCAGATTTCGGCTTTCTGTCTGCACCGGCTGATTCGTGCGCGGGTCTTTGTGTTGCAGGTCTATCGGCATGACGGCTGCGCGTTTTTCACAGAGAGCTTTTGCAGCTTCTGGGAACAACTTTCCCCACTCGGATATAGTTAGGTGCTTAGTCATGTGCTGAGTCCTGTTCTTGGCTTTTCCTGGCGCGATAGTTTTTCACCCTCTCCAAGATTCTGTCCCGATGCTTGGCGTAATAAGCCTCAGCCGTGGCCGCGATTTTCTCTTTGTTGTTGGTGCGGTATTTGACTTGATGGCTCTTAAGCCGTTCTTTGTTTTCCGCGTAATATTTTGCATTCCGTTCCGTGATTTTTTCACGATTTCGCGCATAGTATTGAGCGCGGGCAACCAGCATCCTGGCTTGACGTTCTTCGTCAGAGTAAATGCGGGGGCGTCCGCGTTTTTTAGCAACATCTTTCAACATATTTCTGCGCCTCCTCTTTAGTTCTAAACCCTGCAATGTAGTTATCAGGCTTTGCGCCGATGTTTCTAAACTCTGCATTCTCGTTGAGAACTGAAGAATGCACTTCCCATTTAATCAGCCAGTGATTGACCTCGTGAATGGTGTAGGTCGGAGTCATGGCGTCAATCTTCAAGCTTCTGTTTTTTGGGTAAGTAGTATTTTTCAGCATGTGCGGCGCAAAAGCTTCCGCGTGCGACCGGAGCGCCGCAGAACAATTCCTTGCCCACAACATCTCGGCAGCAGTTCAATCCTGCGCTGATGATTGGGACTGGATTTCCTTGCGGCTTGCCATTGGGGTAATCATAAAGCTGTTTCGCTTTCTTGAATTTCGTCCTGGGCTGTCGTTCTTTGAATGACCGGCCAAGCTGCCGCCCCCGCGCTGATACCTGACCTGGGTTTAGCTCCTGGATGATTCGTGTCATCACACACCGCGTCGTCTGGTATTGTTTAGCGAGTATTGCCAGGGTCACGCCATTGGCGCGCATTTCGGATATTCTATCCAAGGCAGTGGAGGAAAAGCTAGTTCGCATTATTCAGCCCCCAAACTATTGCCGCCCTATTGAACGGAGACTTTCTGCGGGTGCCGGTATCAATGACCTTCCCGGAAGCGGTCAACGTCGAGCGCCGAGGCTGGACGCGACGATGGGTTTCGCCCAGACATTCCGCCAATTCATAATCAGTCATAGGCCGAACAGCCAGCGCGTCCAGAATGCGGGCATTGATTGCATCAACGCCCGTTACAAGCGCCGCAGCTTCCATGCTGGTATCACGCTGCCGGTATCCTGGCGAGTTAGGGTAGTGGTCGCGGAAACTGAATAGGTCTGGGCTGTGTCCGGTCATTTCTTCACAATCTCCACCTTGATGCCATAGATTGCCTCAAATATCCCTATACGCAGTCGTGCGTCAGGGGTCATGAACTGCTTAACGTCCTCGTAAACAGTGACCATTCTTCCATTAAGCTCGCTATACCAGTCATATTGATGATCCAGAGTGTAGCGTGCAACTTGCTGGCTGCGCCCGACGCGAACGGGGACGCCATTGGGCAGAATCAGTTTGAAGTTGATTTGGCGTTTCAGGTTTTTGATTTTACCTTCGCGCTCAAGCTGGCGCAGGTGAATCCACCGCTTCATTTCCGATTTTGATGAAAATACCACACCGTCATACATGCGGTCGGCTTTGGCACTGCGCTTGATACCTTTGGAGAAGGTGTAGCTTTTGCGCCCGGAAGTCATAGCATCGCCTCTTGTTTTGACTTTTGCTGTGGCTCGGCAAATAGGCTCGGCTGGGCAGCGGCCTGCTCAACTCGCTTGCAAGCGATGTCGAAATACTTCTCACTAATTTCGATGCCAGTGCCTTTGCGGCCTAGCTG